TGGCCCACTCGGTAATAAAAGCGAGGCACGTAGCACATAATCGACCCGTCGGAAAACTGATAGTTGCCGTAATTTTGATTCGTAGGCTCCGCATACCCGGATAAACCGATCATGCCTTCCGGTAAATCCTCCGGAGGCGCAATCCCCACACCGAATCCTGCCGCACCTGGAGAGCCGATAAGATTGAGCGCAGACCCCGGCAACCAGCCCCAGTCGATTTTACCATCCGCTCCGGCTATCGGGATTTTATTAGCGGCGGGAGTGGTGGTGGTTTCGGTAGTGTCGAGCTTCAGGTCAAGGGCGGCTTGCTGAGCAACAGATACGGGCTTATCAGCATCCGATGTATTGTCCACATTATCAAGGCCGACTTGTGCCGGGGTGTGTTTTGTCCCCGCTGTGTCAATATCGACGTGGCTGTCAATCTCTTGACCCGTGTGCGTGGATTGATAATAGCTTGTTGCCATTTTATTATGCTCCTATCTCAACGTAAAAATCATTACCGTCAGACGTGCGCAATATCTCGTTATCTGCTGTAATGAACTGCTGATAATTAGCGGTGTAAAATGCCGTCCGCAAATGAGACTGCCACGAAAGGTGGCCTTCCTTTACGGCATACAATATAATATTAATGTCGCCAAGATAATTGACCTCAGCCGCGGTTATGGTTGCGGTTGTGCCTGTCAACCCTGCCTCTGTGTGCAACAAGGCGTTATTGTCGGATCTCCTCACCTCGACCGTGTACGTCGTGCCAGCCTCCGGCCCGATGTTGGTGTTTTGCAGCCCGTCCACGATTGTTGTTGTGACCTGCTGCAATCTATTCCGATGCCGCCACGTTAAAACGATATCGCCGTTCAGAGCCTCCGAGCTGATTTCTAACAGCCCGTCAACGGTGAGCCTGCCCGGTGGGTATGGTCTGATTGCCCTGCTGTTGAGCGTTAAGCTAACTGTTGTCCCAGATGCAAAAGGCAAAACGCCATTGCTGGTTATTGTCAGCAGCCGCGCCGCAAGGCTTTTGCCGGTCGGATATGGCAAAGGGGAGCTTTCGTAGTTTTCCGACACAAACATAATCGGCGTGTTGGAAGGATGAGCAACGGGAACGGTGTCAAGACAACCGCGGCCGGCTGTGACAGACGATAGCCCGACAGAGACAACACTAACGATCTCAGACCCAATAACCGCCCAGGATCCAACAGCAACCTCATCGACAGGCGGAGCAGAAGCCAGGGGGATGATGGTGTCAGTTATTGATAAAGCGTCTGTGGTTGTCGTGCGATAGGAAAAGCCAACCTCGGCAATTTGTTTGTACCCAGTCCCATCATCCAGCCACAGTTCCGCTTCTGCTGCGTCTGAATTGGGAGCCTCCCCCGTAATCAACAGCCGTCCGTCCGTGCCGGTTACGTCGGTTATGGCGTTAATGGATAACCAATAATAAGGGGCCTCAATGAAGCTGTGATGTGCGACAGGCAAAGGGTCAGAAAGGATCGGCTGCCAGCCGCTTGCCGGGGGAGCCGTATAGATCAGGTCAGCACCGCCGAAAACATCCTGAACGCACTCTATTTTAGTGTTGTTACCGTCCCGCACAATCGACACAGCACGGGCAACCATCTGCTGCAAATTATACCGAGGCCATGACAAAAGAAAGGGATCACCAGGGTTAAGTTCAGACCCTTCCCGCGTAGTGGAAATGGTGCAAGATGCAAACGGCACAGACAGCGCCCTCAAGTCTCGCCAAGCCACCCGCGCTGCGATCTCGTCTGTACAAACACCCGGGTAATCAAGAGTAGCGCTCACCGTGCCGCCCATATCCGCATGCAGCGCCGAATCCTGAACGCTTATCGACCCGTCATCGTTATTGCTGCGCTTGTGGTATTTGACCGACACTGTATTAACCAGTTCAGATTGCTGTTTCGTTTCGAATTTTTCAACTTTTGAAACGTTCGACTCATCAAACAATGGCAACGCCTCAATATTATAATCGTTTCGTACCAGTTTGACACGAAATTGGCCAGTTGTCCGGTCAATAAAAATTGATCCATCAACATGCCGCAGAATCTCCGGCACAAAATCACTGATCTCCGTGCCACGGTCCCAAACCATCGACAAACCGAACCCCTCGTTGTTCAGAGTCGTTGCTGCGGCGTTAAAAGAGGCGGTGTGAATGTCTGCTTCATTATATCCCATCCCCCATATTTTATTAGTCAGCACCTCGCGAACAATAGACATGGGCCTGGCGTCAACCCCGGTGCTTACCCCATCAGGGTACCGAGACACAACAAAAGACCACGGCTCGATATAAGGGGAGTCGCCGTGATATACCTGACGTAATACAACCGACACAACGCCACGGAACGCCGGAATGTTAGCGCCCAGTTGTCCTTGCAAATATGAATTTCGGCCCTGCAATGGCCCACCTGTTAAAAAGTCAATTGTACCAACCCCAGAGATTGAAATAGCCCCGCCGGTGGAAGATCCAGACCATTTTTTTTGGTCGCCAATCCATATCTCATGCAGTGTGATCGCCTCGCCAGCCGTTGCGCCATGGCACAAGATCATGTGCATCCCGAGATAATATTTGTGGCCCACAGTGACCTTGGACTTAAACATGCCTCCGCTTTTTCTTATGCGCCTCGTCCGCAGGTTGCCATACCAGACCACATTGGGCGATTTCATCATTTTTCGGCCAAACAATACGGGGATATCGCGCCCCAGTTTGGCGGTCGGGATGTCAAACTCTTCGATACCCGCTGGCTTCTGATTTTTGGCTTTTGGAGCCATCAAAACAGATACGACTAAAGAAACCACCATGGACGCAATAAACCAAAACACCATAATTTATAGCCTCGCTATCGGCATGCCGCCGAAGGGATCCTGGTCTGGCATCCACGGAAAACCCAGATAGTTGTCAATGTTGTCAAACTTGTCAATGCAGTTTGCCGTTGTTTTATTGCATCCTGGATACAGCGCGACACTAGTCCCCTGCGCCACGTTCAGCGGTTTTGATAACGTGACAACGTCACCAACGTGCGACACAATAAAACGCCTGTCCGTCTCTGTCTCCATCATCCCACTATTAAACCACCCCGACGGATAACCGCTTATCCCAAGCATGGTATAACTCACGTTGCTGATCACATTGACCTGAGCCTCCACTCTCATGGCAGGCTTGTTAGCTCTGCACCCGGCGCTGTAAATCGCATGGACGCATGTTAATTCAAACTGTGTGGATAATCCTAGCCGGCGCATCGAGGTATAGACCGACTCGCAATTTAGGGTTATTTTTTCATCTTTAACTTCGGCCGTAACGATGCGCCCCTTCCACTCGATCACAGCTTCACCGGCCGGCATCCCGACGTGCATGCGTTTCAGGGCAACGGTAGTGACCTGATCGATAGCGCCTAAAATATACCCACGCGCAAAATTATCTGCCCGCGCAAAAGTGATTTTAAGATTGTCCTTGAAAATATCCTTGCCCTGCGTCCTGGCTGTGACTGAAAAATGAGAGGCCCGATACGTCCCGACAGGCGAGGCAATATCAACAGCGGTTGAATTGAACCGCGTGACCGAAGCACCCCGCGTAAACTCCAGCAAGTACAGCGGCTTGCCGTCCTGGACGCTGGTGTCTGTTGCGCTGTAGCTCACTGTGGCACCTCCATGACCGGCGCTGATAGTTGGCTGTGCTTATCGTGCCGGATTGTTATTGTGTCGGCGTTCAGCCTGACCAGAGACAAAAAGCTGATCATATCGAAATCTTCGAGCGCCCTCTCACCGATTGCAGAATCAAGGGTGATTGTTGCGATACCGTTGACGGTTTGTGTACCGATCACGTCGCGGAATAACGTTTCACCGCCCTTGAAAAAGATCATGATAGCCTTCGGCAATTGGCCGTAAAGATCCAGCAGTATCGGCTCAATCTGGATTGATGTTTGCAGCTCAGTCGTCGGCTCAAGCGGCTGGATGTCGCGGTTAAATGATGGAATGTAAAAAGCCTTCTGTCGCCCGTACCGAGAATGCAGCCATGTCCTCAAATCCCACAGTTCAGCCTTGTTTTCTGCCAGGTAGTTTATGGTCCGCGCAAAGTCTGTGTAATCCTGTCGCGTCTCGACAACTACAGTACCCTGCCCGTTGTCAATTTCCACAATAGGGCGGTGGATTCTCTCGTTGAGGCTGCGCGATAAAACAAAACTACGGTCAGTCACGACCGGCTGCCCCTTGTATGCTGGATAACTTGGAGCCTGCGCCGACAGGTCAATATTATCATCAACTGCAAACCGCGCAGACACCTCCTGAAGCCCAGCGCCGGTCCGCATGATGCTAACACCCTCCGGTGTCCGGGCAAAGCGTACAGGCATCACCGCCGCGCCCTGATAGCTGTCAAGAACAGGCCGCACAAGAGTAATCCTGTCGGCTAAAACCTGATCAATCTCTATAACCTCAAACGTCTGGTAGTCCGAATAAATCAGCGCAACACCACCGGCCCTGTAATCGGCGGTTGTGGTATCCACCATGATCTGCTCAGCGTCGCTTGTGATGTTCTTGTCGTATTCCGCCTCAATCCACACCGGCACCGCCCAGACACGGAACGACCAGCCACCCGCGATAGTTTTCAGCGTCGAAAACTCCAACTCGTCTAACGTATAGCGACAGTCAAACTCCTGACGCGGTGCCACCCTCATGGCGATTCGCTGTTCTCCCCGTCTGGTTTTGATGATGTCCGTTAGCCACTTCATCCGCTCAGTTGATTCCAGGTGAGGCAAGAACGGGAACACCACAACCCGATTACCGATAACCCGCACCGTGCCGACGTAATCCAACCCAAGGAACTGAAAACGATATTGAGCGTCAATCGTTGGAGCGCCGGACAGCGTGACATTGACGGTATACGTGCGCTCTTCCAACGCGGCAAATGATGTCGGCGCAGCCTCCGGTTGCGTCAGTGTTAACCCCTCGCCGTTTAGCTGCTCGACTGTTTGCAGCGTTTTCGGTGCGTAAAAAGCGTTCCAGACGGTAAAATGCCGCACCTGCTCGGTTAGTAGGTTGCCGACATTGATATAGCTAGGCTTGATGTGGATTCGCTCGTAATAATCGTCAACGTAGTGCGTTGTTTTATAACCGCTGATCGCCCGAACGTGGGCCAACGCCTCAACCCGCGTGACGGTAGAGTGGAGCGACGGCAACGTATCGCCGGATATGTTGGCCTGAAAATCAAGATGGGTTCCAGCATCAAACCCGTCCAGGGTTTTGCCCCAATACGGAATGGTGTTGTGGTTCCCGATCCCACCTGATACTTTTACCGCGTCAATAACTGCCATATTACACCACCGGCTCGTATTTTACCGCAACGGCGTACGTGCCTGATCTGATGTTGTCGTATGTCGCTGTTGTTGTATTGCGGTCGTTGATGTTTTTGTAACTGAACGGGAATATCATCCACCGATCCGGCCCCAGCTCGATAATCGCCTCATCCTCGTAATAATCATTCCTGATGTACCGGGCGTTTTGCATCTCCATCACCATGCCCCACTTTGAGGACAAAAACGCATGAAAACAGCGGATTGGGACGAGGATGGACTCTTGGCTGAATGCGTTAGGCTGATTGGATATGATATTCTCTACACTCCCCGTCCCGACGACAGCGGTTGTAGCTGAATCCGACGCGCGGCTATCATCAGGCCGCCAGCCGTTCCCGCTTGGATGTAAACCGTCATGGCAATAGTAGTTTCGGCGGCGGGTCAAAGAATCAAACCTTGTGCCCCCAAAAACAAGACTGTACATAGCGCTAGTCTCTGATATATTTGTGCGGACATCAAACCCATAAGTTCCGGCAAAAAAGTTCCCCGTCCCCGGCACAGGAAGTTGTGATTGCCCGAATGTTAGGTGCATATAGGTCGCAGGGAAGATATTGACAGCCACCCACACCTCAAAATCAAACACAAAAATATGATAAGTAATCGGATACGACCACTCCCAGTTATCAAACTCACTAATCATCACGTTATTGTCAGGGATGTCCCCGCCAATCAGAGCAGTTCGACCAGCCAAAATAATAGCGTCATGATTGGCCGTTGATCTTGTGTTTGTCCAAGTCAGCTCAAAAAACATCGTCCCTTTACTCAGGATGGAGCCATTCCAAGTCCACCCCTCAGAAACACAAGTGTTTACGATTGCTGTGTGTAACGCCTCTATGCTAGCGGCTGTGCCTGTATGATAACTCATGCGTCCAACCTCATCGCGTAATAGTCGGGGAATCCCGTCCGGTAAACATCCTGAATAACCACATAATTTACGCCGTTTATTGTCAGTGTGTTTTCGACCGTGTTGTCAAATCCGGTAATATAATATATACCGTCGAGTGATCCAAAAACATTGTTGGTGATATACAGCTCAACCGGATAAATGTGATATGTCCCCACAACATCCCGTTGGCTGTTTGTTGTGCCAAAATATGATGTACTCGCATACGGCCAGCAAAACGGCTGTATCCACACCCCCATCAAGTCACGCATCCTCATATTAGCACGATTACCCTTATACGGCATTGAGTGAGAGGTATCGCTGAATCTGGTTGCAGGTGTACCATTGAGCATCCCGCAACAAACGACAGGGTAGGGGAATTGTGAAGGTCGGGCGTAAGGTAAAAATTTACCCACATAGGCCGACTCATAAACAGGCGTCCCGACTTTGAGGGCAAATTTTATATGTTGTGCGTTCCATGATAGCCAATAATCAAGCCGCTGGTTATGCGCGGGCACCCCTGACAGAATAGCCCCCGGCTGATTATCGAATGACTCTGCAGCGTTGTATCCGGTGAAGGTCGCAGCTGCCAGATTATAATAATCAGCGGCTGCGTCTTGATACGTCCTGAACCCAACATATATCCGCTCAAGACCGGTCAAGCCCTCGCCCTGCAAGATCAGCTCGTGATTGTCTGCGGTGTCAATATAGCGCAGCACCGTCCAGCCCATACCAAGAGCCGTCACTTCGTCCTTAATTTTGCGGAGCATGGCGTAATGCGCCAGCTCGATGGCGTTATCAACAAACCCTATCGCATGAGGCATCACTGCCCTCCCTGATTGCGTCTGACGACGTTCATGATGATTTCCTCCCCAGCGTCCGTGTCCAGATAGTCCCCCACCACCGATGGATCAAGCACGTTGATGATCCTGACGGCGTTCGGTTGCTGACCGCCGCCGCCCTTTGTATGATCGATGACTGTCTCGTTCGGATGCAGGACCGCAGGGAACCCGCCCCGGCCATCTACACCACCAGAGCGGGA